TACTAGATCACTGGATGACATATCCAAGTCTCCGAATTCTACGGCTTGCGGCCAAATGGACTCGAAAACCCATTGTTCAATCGTTTTTCCGCAACCATCGTAGAGTTTTAGTCTGGCGGTGTTCTTTTTGAACCCGTCACAAGAAGGAACCCACTGTGCATCTCGTTGTGGGTCATAGACTTCTTTTATCCACTCAAAGACCGGGTGTTGACTTGACCCCGGTTTTTTAATGTCATATAAACTTAGGGTGATTGGTTTCCATTCCGGTTTTGCAGGGTAATATATTGTCTCATTCAAATGTTGAGCTTCCATTTCCTTGAAGCTAAAACTCGGTCTAGCTCCTCTCGATGGCGGAAGCGTATTTACACCTTCAGCGGAAACATCGGGGATAATTAACAACCAACGATGTTTTCGCTTGAAACAGGCTTCGGGACTTTCCAGCCCGAAGTCAAACCCCATGTTTCTTCCTTTACAACTCATTCTCCTCCTGTTTACAAAAAAAGCCTCACACTAAGAAAGTATGAGGCTCTTAAATCTTTATCTAAAGTGATTTGAAGGTTAGCAACCACCGCAGCAAACTGTGATCGAGCCACCGCAGAAGAGTTCGAGTCTAACTTCAGAATATCGAAGGGTTAGTTCGATTGTTACTTCTTCCGAAGAAGAGTAATCCAATTCACCAAAGTTAACGGCTTGCGGCCAAACTTGTCTGAGTGTCCATCTTTCCATTACAGTACCGCAACCATCATATAGTTGCAAAGTACCAATGCCTGCGTAACCACCACTGTTAGCGCCTGCACCAATCTTGGATGCCTGAGACAAGCAGACCGGATCAGTGAAGTTGTAAACTGTGGCCAACCAGCTATAAAGACCGGACATACCAGCACCGCCGTTACCAATGTCATAGTAGGTGACGGTGATGGATTCCCATGTGCCTTTACCCGGAAGGAACATCTTGCCATGCAAGAAGTTGATTTCGGTTTCTTCAATCGTCAAGTTCGGGCGAGATGCCAGCTTGACATAGTGTGGCGGAATGGCTGGACCGCAAGGGGATGCCAGCGCAAACGTCCATCTATACTTTCTTTTGAATACCAAATTGGTGTTGGACGCTAATTCGCCCAAACCCATATTTTGTTGTGTACATGCCATATTAGTTAATCTCCTATAGTTTTATCCATATTAGAAAGTATCAGCATTCTCACCGAAGCTGCCTGTACGGTGTACAGAGAACTCGATGAAGATGAATTCTGCGGCTCGAACTGGCTGTACACCGATTCTGGCACGGAATTCGTTGCGGTCAATTACGTCTGGGGTATTGAGTTCTTCGTCAGCCTTGATGATGTAGGCATATAAACCACGGCCCACCAAAACTTCTCTCAAGATACCATCTGCAATGTCTCGGAACTTCGAGCGGAAAATTTCATCATGTGGATCGAAGATCAATACACGGGATGCGGCTCTAATTCTTTTCTCAATGTAGAACATCAAACGTCTTACGTTGACACGATCCAAAGCGGTCGGTCTACGTTGCAAGGTCTTTTGGCCCCAAACCACAAAGCCCTCGAAGTCGTTGAACTGTACAATCGGGTTGATGCAGTTTCTGTAACCATACATCAAGTCTCTTTCTTCAAGAGTTGGACGGTTATAAACATCTGTAATACCCGGAACCGTACCACGGTTCAAACCAGCAGGAGCAAACCAAGGCCGTGCCAAGTAGTCGTTTCTGGCGTATACGGCCATTACCGAACCAGATGGTGGAACCCAAACATCAACTTGGTTGAAGTTGTCACGAATCTTTACCCACGGCCAGTACATTGCACCGAAGTCCGAGTCGAATCTTGTGAGATTCAATGGGTGGGTGCCGTTTTGCCATGCGATAATTTCGTTGACCGTCAAACCGAATGGCGGATCAATGATCGCCAAGCAGTCCATGCGGACGTTTTGACATAGATCGAGCAATGCCGTTACTACCGTTGTGCTTGGGTGTCCCGGTACTGCAATCAAGTCAATATCAATTTGCTCAGGTTCACTTACTGTATAGATACCAGTGAAACCTAGTTGTTCGCCTACCAAAAGATCGTCTTGCTTATCTGGGTCGGATGGGATACCGTCAGAACCACCAGCCAAAGTGTATGTTCCATTTGCAGGACCAGCACCTTCGTCAGTGTTGTCGGTTACTCTAATCCAGTCAGATACCAATGCCATGTAGGTTTCTACATAGAATCGGCTTACAGGGTTCTTGGTTAGGTTGCCCCATGCTTCAAGTTGTACCCCATTGTTGAATACTTCAATCGTGAAGTTATTGTCACGAGTGTTATTGGTAACTCTTACCTGTGTGCTGTTACCGTCGATACCGGGACTGTCAGCAGTTACCGTGAAGGTGATGCTTCCATCTACGTTGTCAGAACCAGTTACACGGCCAAAGCTGTAGATAGCTACATCGCCAGTTACACCCAATGGGCTTGTGCCCACTGCGGTTGTGGTTGGGAAACCGAATAGTTGCTCTGCTGTGCTTGCTGGCTTGATACGGATTCTTGCATCACGTCCGTGGTGGAGGGTGTAGAATCGGAGAGTTGTACCACCGACTACTGTACATTCCCAACCGCCCGGCAATGCACCGCCGTTCTCAGTCTTTTGGTTGTTAACTTCTTCTGCAACTTCGTTGGCTGTCCAAGAAGCACCTTCCAAGTCGCCAAGGTCGATGGTTTGAACTACGTTATCAATTAGTACGTTGTCTGTTCCATCTACTACGATTTGTAGGTTCAAATTGGTCAAACCAGAGAAGTCGTAAATGCCCGGTGTCTGATAGCCGACGTTCGGATACATGGAGTTTGTTCCAGTTACAGCCGCAACCGTCATGCCTGTACCCAAACCAGTTGGGTTGCCATCTACCACTGCACCGCCGTAAATTGCGTTCTGAACAGAAACAAGTTCAAGTTCCGAATCAGGACCGTAAGCCCAAATACCCATTACGCCTAAAGTGTCTGTGGCTGTGACGTAGAACTTAATGCCGTCATTCTCGAAGTCGAGTTGGTCATTAAGGTCATCAACAACCTCGTCTACGTTGTAAGTTCCATCAAGAACTACTAGAGTCTTGACAGATTCAACGCCGTTGAGTTTCCACTTGAAGAAGTGATCGCCATCAAAGGTGTAAGGGCCGGGAGTGTCAGATTCGATCTTGATTAGATCGCCTGCTGCCGGTACTTCAACCGTGGCTATTTCCGCTGCTTCGTCACTTACTGGATCGGTGTCCGCAACACGAACGACATACAATTCGTTCGCAACAAGCAAATACTGCTCGGCTGCATAAAGTAAGTATGGATCACCCACATCTGGGTGTGGATAACCGAAAATTGTATGCAACTGACGACTGGTCGCTACGACTGTTGGCAAATTAACTGGACCTTTGCTTGCAAAGCCAATCAAAGCTGCTCTGTGAAACGACTGCTCAGGAGCAATAAAGCTCAAATCTTTTTCTGTAATTCTAACACTTGGGCTAATCGTATTAGAAGGCGGGAATCCCCTTAATATCGCCATAGTCTTATTCTCCCTTTCGTAACTTATTGGGTACTTGTTTTACGGAAATCAACCCTGATTTTTCTGCTCTATCTATATAGTCAGTTGCTCTTTCATCTTCTAAGTAATAAATGTTTTTTTCCGAACCAATGCCCGGTACGTTTAATACGGTAAATGATCGAGGAGTCTTTCTTGACCTAATAACTAGCTGAACTGGAAATCTGTTCTTATTTCTAATTTCTAACATTCTAACTCCTTAATGGATTCTTCCAGTCTCGCCAAAACCTCAGTTATTTCTTCATCTTTCAAACCGTCTACAAATTCGATGCGAGTCTTGAGAACCGCCTTCTTCCTTTGTATAGGTTGAGGTATATATGTTTCTGCTGTTAGATTAAATTCATATTTTATAACTCTAACTGCTTGATCGCCGGGTTCGTAATCACCGCTATTAGCTATAGAGTCCAGCTTGACAATAACCTCGTAAGGTACGCCTGATACTCGTATGTATGCAGTTTGGCTAAATTTTGTTATGATTTGTTCCAATATTTGATTCATATCTTCGACATACAATGTCCAAGCTGTTAGCGTGTAGCTAATATCTACTGGAATTCCCTTTGCAACGCCGAAAACCGTGTCTCGATCATATTTTTCTCTGATCGTAAACCCCGGCTTGTTATCAGCCCGCAAATGGTTCATGTAATCTAAAGCCTTGTGATAGACATACCTATCAAGATTCATTTGAATATCTGAGTCAATGATTGCCAACATTGGCAATCGAATACGATCCACTACGAGTGTTTCGTCTTTTCTCACGTTGTCCAACAAAATCGCAGCTACCGCTTTTTCCTGCGTTCCCCATATAATTGGGATTGGATGTGCTTTTCCATCTTCGTCAATCACCACCAAATCTCTAAACAAGTCTTGCATTGCGTCATCGCACGCTCTTTTAGATTTGGAATAACGATAAATGGTGTTGCGGTCGGTGCCATCATTGATGATGTGACCCTTTTGCATCGGGTCGCATAGAGCTTGAGCGCCTAAACCGATTTTTTTGTTGGTTGTATCTTTGAGCCAATTAAGAGACTGGTCGTTAACGGCCCTTTTGTTCATCGGGTCTGGATCGTGTTCGCAATAGGGTGGTGGCGGGTCCAGATTAGGAACCGATTGGAATCCAACCTCGCATTCGTTCAATGATTTTTGATTGTGGTTAATTTCGTTGCTCATTTATCGCTCTCTGCTTAAAATAGTTATGTAGGAGAACATCAAAAATGTCTGACTCTATAAGAGTAAAGTACCGCACTTGGTATCAAAGTAATCCGCCAAAACCCATTAAATTGCAAATTCCGGGTTGGGCTGGTCACGATCATTCCCCTATGGAAGCTGGGAAAATTCAACCTTGGCAATGTCCGCCCTTTACAGAAGGAAATACATATGGGCTAGAATTGACTTATCCATTTGATACCGAATGTCATATTCGAGTTGTTGATGACAAAGTTCAATTTGAAGGAGATTTCACCGAAGAACTAAAGAAAGTAGCTCCTTTTAATATCCCACTTCCCCCATTTAAGTCTTTTTCGCCCGGTTATTTCGGCATGACTTCATGTCTCGATATAGATGTGCCCGAAGGACATATTTTGCGAATTGAACCACATCCTCGCTTCTATACTGATGACACTTGGACTGTTCCCGCCGCTATGCCGGGACACATACAACCACAGTGGTGGACCAAAATCTTTTTTGTTGTATTTAAGTATCCACGACCGGGACAAACATATATTTTCAGAAAAGGGGAGCCTTACGCTCAAATATTGGTGTTGCCTAGAAAAGTCAGCTATGACATAAAAGAAATGACTTCTGAAGAAATCGAAGAGCGACAAAAAAGAGATTGGCAAATTACACAACACGCTCAAAAAATATCAAAAAGCGTAAAAACCAGTCACGGACATGACTTCGATCATAAATATCAAATATTAAGAAGCCTTTATCTAAAGAAGGGCAAAGAAGGGGTTAATGATTTTTTGGATAATCTTGAAAAAAAGAGTGGCCCCAAAATCCAGAAGAAATTTATAGTGCGAAAAAAGAAATATGAAGATTAAACCTTACACCAAATTGACGAAACGTAATCTAAAGGTAAATCCATTTATTATCTTGCCACTGCCCCTGCCTAAACCCAAGATTCCATTTCGTCTTTTTTTGGATGTTCATATCCCCAATCTCTATCAACCCCCAAAAGTTATTGTTGAGGTTGTTGACCCGCTGGCTGGCCCGCTTGTGGCTGGCCCCCTGCTTGTTGAGGCGGTTGTTGGCCCGCTTGTGGCTGTGGGGCCGCTGGCTTAGGTGCCGCCGCTTGTTGCTGGCCTTGGGCCGACAATAGTGGGTTCTTTCCTAGCTCCTCAAATGTTTTCTTTAAATTTTGGTCTTGGATTTGTGGGACCAATTTTTGAATTTGTGGCCACAACTTCTTAATTTCTTCTACAGCTTTGTCATTGGCTGGTTGAGCCGTACCTTGGCCTTGTGCCTGTTGTGGCTGTGCTTGAGCTTGAGGCTGTCCCCCGGCAGCGGGTTGTCCGCCAGCAGGTGCAGGTTGTCCGCCACCAGCAGGAGCAGGCGCATTCGCTTCACGAATACGTCTTTCCTGCTTCATTTTCTTGTAAAACTCGTAAAAAGATGACATTCTGTTTTCCCCTTTTGTATATTTATTACACAATTTTGATTTTTGAATCAGGTTGTTTTTGTGTGACTTTGCCTTCGCCGGTAGTAACGCTTTCTTGGAATCTACGACAAATAAGTTCCAATCTCAATGCTCCCCACATCTTGAACTCACCCAAATTCCTTTGAATTACTTCCCAATTCTCTCTAAGGTGTGGAGTAAACAATCTCGAACCAATCTTGGGTGGATGCCCTATACTTTTAAGTGTTGCACGATAGTTTACTTCAAATTTCATTTCGTCTGGGGCGTCTATACCAAACCGAGTTAACTCGTTTTGCGAAGGAATTGGTTCGTAATTACACCACAACATCACCGGATTATTTGAGAATAACTTGCCACGATCTTCCAAGTAAAGTGGATCAACAGTCTGTGGCTGAATCAGGACTTCATAGTAATACAGCGGGGAACCACCACGCTTGATGGACTCTTGGTCCCAATCGTTGAACAAATCATGTTCTGGTGCGTCAGGATTAAATTGCTGGATGCTCCCTGCCAGCGAATAGGGCGTTCCGTCCTGATTTCTTAACATTACGCTTCCTTTGGCTTTCTGGTCTTTTTGGTTTTACGGAATCTCATTCCAGAAAGGATTCCCAAATCTTGTTTAGCCGCATCAGTTGCAACTCGAATTAACTCAATAATTCGTCCAGACGTAGAACCAGCTATTCCTAATTTATCTTGAACATCTTTCCAATTTAAAGAAGCAAGTTCTTCTGCTGAAATCATGTCTAATATTCTCAAAGCCTGCGCTGTCTTCTGGTCATCGGCACGTCCCGCCATCGAACGAATCTGATCTTTAATGGCATTCATCAATGTGGTAGCTTCGCCGCTCTCATCACCCAATGTTCTTACATCATCGTCTTCGCCTGTATCCATGAGGCTACCACTTCCTACTACTGTTCCTTTGGTAACATCTCTTTCTCTACCAATATCATTGTCGCCTGCACTTCGGGTTCCTGTCTGGATATAAGTATTATAATCCATTTCACGATTTTTACCTCGGATCAATTTAGATCGTTGAGAATATCCTTCTGATCTACGACGCAAGGCGGAATCAACAACACTTGCAAACCAACGACCTTTTTCTTCGTCGGGTTTTTCCAAAATTCCTTCGAAGGCTTGTTGAGTTGCACCGCATTCGTTTGGTGCAGCGTCGATGCCCTTTTCAGCCTTTCTTCCCAAGAATTTTCCTTGGGTCATACACATATAAGCATCAGTCAGAGCTTCGCCCATAACTGTTGCAAAGGCTTCACTTCCTCGTTTGAATACAGAAGCACTTCCTGCGGACATTGCAATGTTGATCCAAGGTATGCCTCTAGTTTTGAATATTTTATCAAACTCACTATTCCAATGTGAAAGCTCGTCGCCTAGAGATTCATTTAACTTTCTTTTGAATTTGAGTTCCAAGATAGCTTCTTTCCAAATATCTCTTAGTTCTACGACTTGGAACCATATTGAAAAATCTCTCATAACGCTTTTCTCCTTTGTTTTGTCTTGGTTTCTTGTTCCAAGCCGCTAATTTTCCCTAGGTTTGGCTCTGCTTTTTTGACTTTATAGCTTTGCTGAGCATATCTCATTTTGTTAGCCAAAACTTCTAACCCTAATGCATCGGCAGATTGTATGTCTTGTAAAACTCTAGCCATAGATTGATTTGGCAATTTGAACATCTTAATTAGTTCGGTGATTGATTTATTCTTTGCTCTTTCTGGCAAAACCTTTTTTGCCAACTCTAGTCTTGGTTTTGCTCTTGGCGACTGTTGTGCTAACACATCTAATTGTTTCAATATTTCGTTGTAAAATGTTGTGTTACTCTCTAATGGAGCATCCTCAATTGTGTTGCCAATTCTTGCATTTGGATTATTGGCATTTGGGTCTGCTATTTCCGGCGATTCTTTGCCATGTATATCATAAACCTCTTTGCCGTGACTTTTAGGCACCCAAGCACGCCACTTTCCCTTTTCGTTTTCTCCACCTATTCCACCTGAGTTCTTAAAATTAGCAATTGCTTCGCCTCTATTTCTTGCTCGATTTATAACTGCTGTACGAAAGTAAGCCATAGCTTGCTTTTGCAAGTCAGGGGGTAATATTTTCCCAAAAGAAGCCCCTTTTTTGGATTTTATATATTCCAAGCCTCTTTTGAAATTATCTCCATCGCCGCACTCGGCATTTGGATTTGTTAAGCACATATAGATGTGACTTAATACATCAGTCAACAAATCTTGAAATTCAGCAGAGTTTGGTTCTGGTCCGAAACCGTGCGTATGCTTTTGTGAAAAATATTGAGCGGTGCCTACCCAATCATGTTTGAATCCAAACAATTGGCTAAACTGAGCGTTCATAGCTTGTTTATTTATTTCTTCTTCGTTGAGATACAAGTTTACCGCTTCAAACATATTTTGAAGTACGTCATTCTCTCTCTCTATAGAAAACCAACTTGAGAATTCCATAATTTACCTATTCAATAAAAAAACCTTCTGCCTTTATATAGGCAGAAGGTTTAAGTTATTGCTAAATGCTAACTTCAATTATATTTTCCGATCCACAATTTGCACAGCGGCAAACAACGCCTTTTCCATGTTTACCACGTCTTAATTGTAAGTTTTCAATTCTGTTGTCTGATCTTTTTCCATTTATATGATGTACAGTTTCACTGTCAGACAACAATCTGTTAAGAGACTTGGCCATCACCAATCGGTGTTCCATAACATACCCGTCGTGCGAGGCCATCGGATAATATGGGTCAGAATTTGATAAAAGGACTCTTGTGTATCCTTGCAAAATTTGTCTTCCACCCTTCCAGTTTGAATGATTTTCTCTTGCTGGACGTTGAGGAATAATTCCTTTTTTACGCAAAAATCTTCCTATCCAACTTTGGCTGAGTCCGGTTCTTCGAGATATACTTAATTGAGATTCACCTTTGTTCCAACTTTCTAATATATCTTGTTCTTCTTTTTCGCTTAACTTTATAGTTCTTTTTTCATATACACCTGCTTTTTTCAAAACTCTTTCCACTTTTTTTCGTGTCAACAAAAAGTGACGAGCAGTTTGCTCGG